GCACCAATCATAAAAGATACCATACAGGATGTACTCTCACAGAGGGTGTATCCTTTTGGATTTGCAAAGGTTAGAGGATTAGGTGATAAGGTTGCAAGTGGTAAGTTAAGAAGAAGTGTGACAGTAGATGTAGTACCAAGTCAAGATAGACCTATCATAAGGATATTTATGGAAGACTATTGGCAGTGGGTACAATCAGGTAGAATGCCAGGAAAAAAGAGTGTACCACTTAGTGCAATAGAAGAATGGATTAGGTCAAGAGGGTTGACAGGTAGGGATAAAAAGGGTAGATTTATTAAAAGAAGAAGTTTTGCTTTTGCAATACAAACAAACATAAAAAAATTCGGAATAAGACCAGCAAATTTCTTGGACAAGGCGTTCAATCTTTTGGAGACAGACCAAAGAATTGTAGACGCATTAGGACAAGAGGCCTTTAAAGAATTAGTAAACAGATTAGAAGGAATTTAATATGAGTTTCGGATACCCACAATTATACGCAAACGGACTAAACAGTAACACACAGATTAGAAGATCTACCGACATGGTTTACCAAAGAGGTGGAACCTATGAAGTAGTATTAACAGGTAGTACATACCAATCATCAATGCAGTTAGATGTAGATTTATTTTCTGACGATGAGAAGGTTGGAAGTATGTCACTTGTTCCGTATGACATAACACAATCAGGTTTAACATACACATATCGTTTTAATATAAGACCTTATGAGTATTTGTCAAATTATATACAATCAGAACATTACCAATACTATTGGTTGAACGATTGGTACACAACCAATCAGGATATTAATATTAACAATGAATATCCAAATAGTATTAAGGTAAATTTTAAATATGGTTATAAGTATTATAGTGGGGCAACATTAGTTACAGAGTATGTAACATCACCAACAAACAATTATAATCACTATACTGATATACCATTCTGTGCAACTAGTACAGGATTTACATCTAGTGGTTTTACAAATACAGGAAACTATTTTGATTATGTTGGAGGAAGTTTCCAAATGGGTAGGGAGAAATATTACTTACCAAACTTTGACCAAGAATTAGGAACTGTAATAGGTACAGGTCTTACAATTAATGCAATTGATGTTAATAGAAGATTGTCACCAATGTCACAATATCTATTGGATGGTCCGTCTGTTCCTGAGATGAGTGAGACTGGTAGATTTTTAACTGACGCACCAAGGATTCAGACTATACAAGAACATGAAAATTATGTATTATCTTTTATGAATGGTCAGACAGGTGATAGACAAGTGATTGAAGCAGACTTTGCTGTGTTTGAATTTTATGATGAAGAAAATGATCAAATAGGTTATTTTGAACAACAGATTAATTTTAGTGGTACAACTTATGAATCACCAACAGGATATACAGATACATTAAGAATATTCAATTTACCGTGTGGACCAAAAGATATTACAAACATATTTGCAAATGTAGATTGGTCACAAATTACATATTATAGAGTACAATTGTTTTATGCTTGGCCAACAGGACAATCAAATAGAGTTTCTGTTGGACCTATTGGACCAATATCTGAAGGTTTCTATTTTTATCTATATGATAATTGTGGACCTGAAGATACAAGACTGTCATTTATGAACGCAAGAGGTGGATATGATTATTATACATTCACCAAGTTTAGACAAGATGTTAAAAAAATATCAAGACAAACATATAACAATAGATACTACGCAACCAATCTATCTTCTCCTGACAGGAATGTAGGAAGAACGGTTAAGACATTTGATACAAATGTTGAAAGAGAATTTGTATTGGAAAGTGACTTTTTAAGTGAGGCATATGGTGATTGGTTAGAACAATTATTTTATTCTCCTATTGTCTATGAGATGAAAGAAGATTATATTTCTCCATTAGATAGACAAGACAAAGTGTATAAAGATTTAAAACCTATACAAATATTATCAACTGAGGTTGAGACTATCAACACAAAACATAAAAAACTAAATAAATACAGAATCACTTGTAAATACGCAGATGGTTTCTTCGTAAATAAAGGTTTCTAATATATGTCGCAATTACAACAAACAGTCCTTAGAGTTAAAACGAATAAACCAAGTGATTTAATAGTTACTGGAACAACTTCAATATCTCTAACAGGAAATACAGGAGGGTTCGTTTATTCAGGTGGTACGGGTACTCCAAGCTCACCATATGAAGGTACATATCCAACTGTTCCATCTTTTTTAACAGTTAATGTTACAGGAAATGGTACACTAAATTTTGATTTTACATTATACACTGTTGGTGTAGGTTTAAATTACTTACAAGTGTTTATTCAACACCCTGGTGAGACCTTTTCAAGAAAGGTCATGACAACCTATCCACCAAGTGCAAGTAGTTATACTGACTATTTTAAGGTTCAAGATGGTGATATTATTACTTTTAAACAAGGTGGTTCACCAGTAACAGGTACAAATTATAGAGTATGGGTTGTTCCTGATATTGAATATGTAACACAAACTGTGGATACATATGATACAATTGACTTATATAATGATATTCCTATCAAAATTAATAGGTCCTTTGCGGAATTACAGGATATTTCTAAGAAAAATTCTGACTATTCTGTGGGTTTAAAATTACCTGGTTCTAAAAAGAATAATAAATTCTTTGAAAACTTTTATGATGTAGACCAAACATCTTTATATTTTGATGTAACCAAAAAGGTACAGTGTGATGTTTTGATTAACGACCAAAGTTTTTTTACTGGTTATTTAAGATTAAATAATGTAAGTGTATTAAACTCTAAGGTTGAATATGATGTAACATTATTCTCAACTGTATCAGATTTATATGGACAGATTGGTAACAAGTTATTAAAGGACTTAAACTTCAGAGACCCTGATTATTTTTATAATCATACATTTACAAGAGACAATACATTATATGGTTGGAGATATGAAAGTTTAAAATCATCAAATATAATTCCATCAACATGGTTTTATCCTGTTGCACATAATGGATATGTTTATGTTGACCAAAATAATCAATTAACAGTACAAACAGGTACCACGACAGGTACTTCAATATATACAACAACTAAGTTAGGTAGTTGGTCCACATCGGCTGCAGCATATTCAGCAGGTTCACAAAGAGGACATATCAATTCAGTTGAAGATGGTGTAAGAGACAATCAATTAAAACCAGCACTAAATGTTTTTGGTTTAATACAATTGATTTTTAAAGAGAGTGGATACTCGATTGAATCGGACTTTTTTAATTCTCCTTGGTTTAAACTTCTATACACATATGGATATTTTTCAGACAACAATCCAAAACTATCTTTTACCGCACCACCTCTTTCAACATTTGGTCCAACAGGTGTAGATGTAACATATACACAAACAGGTTCAACCAATATTAGTATGTATGTTGTAAAACAAGGTACAGGTACACCAGCGTTATGTGATACAAACATTACAGGTACTTTAACTGTAAGAAATACGACATTTAATTTTCTTATACCAGTTAGTTTTACCATACCAGCAAATACACCTTATTATGCAATAAATTGGAGTGCCGGATATGCGTTATATAATCTAACAACATCAGTTGGAGTTGTTAATAAACCATTAAACTATCTACCTTCACAAAGTGGAACTACGGTTGACATGGTTGATGGTGAATATTTAGATATGAGTTTGGCAATCAATCCCGATATAAAACAGATTGATTTTCTATCATCAATTGCAAAGAAATTTAATTTGGTTTTCATTCCAAGTAAAGACAATCCAAGAGAGATTAGAATAGAACCTTATGAATATTATGTAGGTAAAGGTGATGTATATGATTGGACAAATAAGTTAAGTTGGGATAAAGGATTTACCGTACAACCAGCACAGAACTTTGTGGAGAGTGAATTATATCTTTCAGATAAAGAAGATGGGGACGCAGGTAATGACGAATTTAAGAAAGCGAACAATAGAATATACGGTAGGAATATTGTCTATAACCCAACAGAGTTTAAATCAACACAGAAAAAGATTGAAACGATATTCTCACCTCAGTTATTGAGAAAGTGGAATCCTTCAACTCTTACAGGGGTCACAAACGATGTGGGTATCCCATTAATGATTAACTACGCAGAATCTTCTCAAGAGAATGATAATGTGGTAGATTGGACATATACAGGTGTTAAGACAAACCCAAGATTAATTTATAATATGGGTAACTTCTCACCATTCTTAGATAATCCAAGTGAGATTATCACTTTAACAGGTTTTACATCTTATTATTTTAAGATTGAAAAGAATGATGGTACAGATCCTCAGGGTAGTTTAGTAAATCCTGTGGTATCTCATACGATGCCATTAGGTAATCCTGATAGTAATAAAATTACAAATGATAGTATTTCAATTTTATTCAACTGTGAACCACAGATTGATATTCAAGGTAAATCTGTACAGTTGTTAGGTAGTGGTTCAACACTCAATATATACACAGAACAGAATGTATATAATAATTTCTATTTCAATAGAGTTGATAACGCATATAATAAAAACACAAGAATGTTATCAGGTTATTTCCAATTGGATTTAAATGATATACATAATTTGGAAGCGGATGATTTAATTAAGGTTAACGACCAATATTTTACATGGAATAAGGTTGAAGAATATAACTTAACCAATCCTGAATTAACCAAGGTTGAGTTGGTACAATATAATAATCGTGCCTCGGACTATCCTAACAGATATTTTAAATATGAATATTGTTCAGGAGACACTGCCACATATAGATTTAAAACAGATTTTACTGGTACAAATAGTATATACGGTAGTAAATATTATTGGTCAATATTCTATGATTATATGGTAGGTGCGTTAGGTGGTAATGTAAGTGGTTTCACATCATCAATTCCTTACACAGGTAATACCTATATCCCATATTCAATTTGGGAAACAACTGAGGCAGATTATAATTTAAGTGGTACAACATATATTTCTGACCCATTAAAAAATTATTTTATTGATTCAGTTGAGGAGGCACCAGAAGGAACAATATATAACCAAAGGAGTCCAATCTTTTTATTAAGTTCAGGACAGACTATGGCAACATTAAATGTCTTTACTGGTTGTACAGACTTTAATACACAAGCGGCAAATATAGGTGCATCAGTACAAGGTGCGGCACCTGTATCACCATATACAACAGGTATAACCATAAACGTAACAGACACAGGTTGGATTAAATACTCAACTGCTAGTGGAACATTCTACCAATACATATCAACATTAGGAAACTATGATATTCCTGCGTGTGCATCATGTAATTCTATAATGGTAGGTATCCCTTATGCAGATTTGGCTTCATTCACTATTGTTGACTGTGGAAACTCCTGTTAAAGATATTTATAAATTATGAGAGGAAGTATTTTAGTAAATTTTGATGAATTAATTAATGATAGAGGAATTGATAATTTTCAAGTTTATGTAAATGGTTTATTAAGAGATGACCAATTTACAGATGTGAACAATTATTATTCAACTTTTGCGTTTGTTGGTGATCTTGTAATAATAAGAGTTTTATTTACAGGGTCATTACCAACAGTAAATATTGTAAGAAAAGATTTTACAACTGATGATGAAGGTGGTGATTCAGGTATAAAATATACATCAATTTCACCAACTATTAATACAGGTATAACAGGTAATTATTCTTATACATTTACTGCATCTACAAGACCTGATGCATATAATTTTCATTATATAGTTGATATAAAAACAACAACACCAACTCCAACACCAACTCCAACTTTTACTCCTACTCCGACACCTACTCCAACTATGACACCAACACCGACACCTGGACCAACAGGTATCACACCAACTAATTTATTTATTTACTTGGATGCAAACAATCCAAGTTCTTATAATGGTACAGGTTCAACATGGTTTGATTTAACAGGAAATAATTATGATTTTACTTTGTTTAACAATCCAACATTTACTACATCAGGTTCAACTAAGTTTTTCTCATTTGATGGTGTTAATCAATATTCTAAAAGTGTAAGTGGGGCGACTTTTTTAAATGATTCAAGTAGTTATACATTTGGTGCTTGGGTATATAATACAACTTGGCCAAGTAGTGGTGGAAGAACTTTTATAAGTAGAAATAGAGGTACAGGAAGTTCAGGTTGGAGTTTAAGATTAAGAAAGGTTTTCACAACAGGAGGAAGACATTTTTCTTCTGGTTTTGTTGTACAAGACCCTACAAACAATTTTAATTTAGATACTCAATCAGTTACTACACTTGGTACTCAATATAATATTGACCAATGGTATTATATAGTAGGTCGTTTCTTTTATTATACAAACCAACCAAGTGTACCATTAAACAGTTTTGGTTATCTATTTATAAATGGTGTTGAGGTATCTACATCACCAGTACAAATAACTGGTAATTGGCCATTAAGAAAACAAACTGGTGTAGACACATTAAAAGGTTGGTTTATATGTAGGGATGAGACTGATGGAACAATATATACACCAGCAAGAATTGCTGAAGTACATGTATATGACACTGATTTAACCGATGCACAAATATTATATAATTTTAATCAAACCAAAACTAAATATGGTTATTAAATAATCTAAATTATGAGTAGAAAATATATAAGACAACAAATTTTACAGGACTTTGTCTACCCAAATAATGAGGTATCACAATATGATATTGATAATATTGTACAAGATATAAATGATAATAGTGTTAGTGGTGTCGTAAATTCATTTAGTGCAACTACTTTTACTACAAATAGTTTAACTATAAATTGGAATATAACTTGGAACCTAAATGGTGCAGAACCTTGGATTAGAAACTCTAATTTATTAGGTATTGCGTCATTACACATGTTAGCACCAGGTCAAGATTATTATAGACCTTGGAGGGTAGTTGGTTCACTTGCAAACGCAAACATTACATTAACAGGATTAACAACTACACAAACTTCTGTTATTACACCATCCCAAGTTGGTCTTACAACTTTTCCATCAGGAACATATTATTTTGAAGTTAGATTTGTTGGTCATAGAAGTATCTACCCTGTATGTGTAAATTTAAATTTAAGTCCTGCTACAGCTACTCCGACACCTACTCCAACTATGACACCTACTGTTACACCGACAAGAACACCTGGTGAACCTACTCCTACTCCAACAATTACACCAACGTTTACACCAACACAAACTATTACACCAACAACTGCAGGTACATATGAATATTTATTCTGTGGTAGAGGTAATGGTGTTGCTGAAGCATGTAATGATGCAGTAATTAATAATAGAACATTCTACTCAAATTGTGATTCATCAACATTTGGAGCAGGTTGTACTGTTTATACAGATTTAGGTGGAACAACACCATTGATTGGATATACAGACGTATTTATGAATGGAGCCAATTGGAGTATTGTAGATACTACAGGCATAATTGCATTCTATTCACCTACACAGTGTTAAAAATAATATATATGAATATATACATATCAATTGAAAAAGACCACTTAAATGAGATTGTGGTTAGAAACCATAAAGAAAGTTTATTAAAGAACAGGGAACTATTTGAGAATTATCACTTAGACTTTAGTTCAATCAATAAACTTAAAGGAGATAAAAATCTTTTGAACAAAGCGTTCTTAGAAGAACTATCTCTACATATAACAGACTAATTATTATAAAACATGGCTGGTAAAAAGATTTTTATTGAGTATGATATTGACAGTAGTGACTTAAAGATTGCTAATGGTGAAACCCTGTCACTTACTCAACAACTCCGTTTATTAAAGAAAGAATTACAAAGAGGGGATTTAAAACCTGAACAATTTGATATTCTTCGTAAAAAGATTGGTGATACTGAGGACCAAATTGCTAGAACAACCGTAAAGTCTAAGGACTTTTTTGGTGTTTTATCAACCTTACCTGGTCCTGTTGGTCAGTTTGGTGGGTCATTACTAGCAGTTGTAGACACACTTAAAGTGTTTAGTTCATTCTCATTCAAAGATATTAAAAACTCTTTGAGTGATATTGGTGATGATGTTGTAGAAATTACAAAAAATTTCACAGGATTAGGTAAATCTACAGAAAATCTTGGTGAATCAAATAAAGATTTGGTTACTTCAAATCAAGAACTTGCTTCATCATCAAATCAATCCGCACTTGCGGCAGGTGCAACCGCGGGTGCAATATCAACTCAAAAGAAAGAAACTCAATTATTAAGAATTGAAACTGACCAAACTGGTCAGGCGATGATTAAGGCGGTCAAACCTATTAAGGATATGACCAAAGAGGAACTTGAGTTATTTAAACAACAAAGAAATAGAGTTGTTCATACAAAAGATTTAACTCAAGCAACCAATGCACAAGCTGTGGCAAGTGAGACCGCAACTGTCGCAACAACTACCCAAACTGTTGCAACACAGACATTAACAGTTGCACAAAGGGCAGCAACATTTGCAACAAACGCATTAAAAATTGCATTGGCTTCTTTAGGTATTGGTTTGATTATTATCGCAGTAAGTGAATTAGTTAGTTTGATTGCAGAATTTGCTTCAGGTACTAAAGAGGCAGAAAGAGCACAAAAACAATTTAATGATGAATTGGAAAGAACCAATACATTATTGGATTTAGATTTAAAGGCAGCAAAAAGAAGACAAGATTTAAGGGTTGCAGAACTTAAAGCAAGAGGTGCATCAGAGAAAGAAATTAACGACCAAACACTTGCTGGTTTAAAAGAGAACTTCGCGTTGAAACAACAGGCGTTAGTAGATGCAACAAATTTATATAACAAAACATTAAAAAGAAATGACGAGAACGCCCTAAAGGATTTAGAAACTATCGGTAAAAGACAACTTGATTTGGACCAAGAGGTTAAAGACCTTTCAAATCAAATTAAGATTGCTGAACTTCAGGATGATATTAAGGCAGCAGAAAAGAAGAAGGAACAGGATAAGGCCGCAGCGGACAAACTTTTACAACAACAAAAAGAATATCAACAGAAAAGAATTAACGATACTAAGAGTGCAGAAGACCAACTTGCTGAATTAATCAGAGGTAATTCTGAACTTAGAATAAGAGATGAAAGGGAAAGACAGTTCCAAGAATTAAAAAATCAAAAGGACGTAGAAGAAGAAAAGATTAAGGCATTATTAATATCTGAGGAATTAAGAGGTAAATTACTTGAACAAGTAAGATTGAAGTACGGATATAAGTTACTCAACATGAACCAAAAGTTTGTTGATGAGGACTTAAAGGCGTTAAAAGAGTTTCAGAGAAAGAGAGAAGATATTGAAATTGCAGCAATTGAAGATACAAGAAAAAGAGAAGACAGAGAAAGAGAAGTAAAACAACAAAGAGAATTAGAAGATTTAGAGGAAGATAAAGAATTTGCAAAGTTATCCGAAACTCAAAAAGAGGAAATAAGAAAGAATGTTCGTACCAAGTACGCGAATGAGGCAAGAGAAGAAACTAAATCAAGAAATAAAGAAGACCAAGATGATAGACTTAAAAAACTTGATGATGAGTTAAGATTCTTACAAATCCGTCAAGAGGCGATTAGAGCTGGTACCAAAGCGTTCTATGATAGTCAAAGAGAAATTCTTGCGGTTGCAGAAAAGAGAGAGATTGAACTTGCAGAAGGTAAGGAAAAAGAAATTACAGCAATCAAAGAGAAGTATGCGAAGTTAAGAAAGGATATTGACAACCAAGAAAAGATGGCTACCCTTGCTGCAATTGGTGAAACAATTGGTGCAATTGGAAACTTAACTGCAGCAATTGCGTCATCTTATGATGAGGAAGCCAAGACAAGTAAAGAGGCGTTTGAAAAGAGAAAGAAACTACAAATTGCAACCGCAACAATGTCTGCAGCTTCAGGTATTATCCAAATACTTGCACAACCTTCAACACTTCCATCACCATTTGATTGGATTGTTAAAGGTGTAAACGCAGCCGCACTTGCAATTGCAACTGCAGTACAGATTAAGAATATCAAGAACACACAGTTTGAAGGTGGTGGTGGAACAAGACAAGCTGGTACTGTAAGAGGTATGGCGAATGGTGGTATCGTAAGAGGACCTGGTGGACCTAAATCCGATAGTGTTCCAACTAACCTATCAAATGGTGAGGCGGTAATGACAAGTGGTGCAGTAACCATGTTTGCCCCACTACTATCTATGATGAATCAAATGGGTGGTGGTGCATCGTTCAGTTCTGACATTAGTGTTGCATCTGCCGATAACCCAATTAGAAATAATCCATCACAGGAACAAACACCTGTAATAATGAAGACCTATGTAGTTGAAAGTGAATTAACCACATCTCAACAGAAACAGGCAAGATTAAAAGAATTATCAACTTTATAATATGTCAAAGAGTAAATCCAACACTAGTCACAAATTATCCTTCGGTAAAAGACGTAGTCAACCAACAGGTAAAAAATCTTATGGTCCAAAGTCACAAAAACCTAAGAAGTATCGTGGCCAAGGTAGATAGTATAAACCAAAATATTTATATTTTAATATATGAGGAAAGATAAAACATATGAATTAAGGATAGAAGAAGATGATGAAATATCAGGTATCGATAGTATATCCTTAGTTTCTGAACCAGCAATTGAGATAAATTGGGTTGCGTTCAATAAAGTTAAACCTGAGGACTTTCATATTCCTGATGGTGAAGACGACAAATACATTCAAAAATTAATTGCAACCGCACAAGACGAACAAGAATTGTTTGACCAAGGATGGGTTGTAGATAGTGTTGAGATATTGGATGGTAAGAATAGTTTTATTTCTACAGATCCCAACGGACCTTCTATGGAAGATGAATTGGAATATAATGTTAGATACAAGTATATTCTAAATCCTCGTATTTCAGGACAGGGTGCAATCATCAATACCACAAGAGATTTTTGTAAGACTCTTATCAATCGTAATTACGTATGGAGAGTTGAGGATATGGAAAAAACACAGAACGACTTTGGTCAATCCGCTATGGTTTGGAGGGGTGGATTCAATTGTAGGCATGTCTGGTCTCGTATTAAATACAAAAAAGACGCAACAATTGTAAACAAGGCATCAGTTAACAAAGGTAAAGTAGAAGTTAATGGATTCCCAAATGACTTAATTCCTGATACAAGAGTATTGGGATATTCTGAACCTGATACAGTTACAAACAAAACTCTTGCAAACCCATCACCAAGTACAATTAGAAACTTGGGATTGTCAAAACAGAAAATGGAAATAGATGACCAAAACGTAAATGTGTTTGGTTATCATACAAGATACTTTGCACTATGTCCATCAGCACAAGAACTATTCAGACACCTTGTAACTATGGAAGTGGATGAAGATACCCAAGGAATGATTAGAAGTGCAGCACGAGCGGCAGATAATGTTTTTAGAATTGAAGTAGAGGTAGTAAAATCAGAAGAAGTAACACAACATCAATATGAAGAAGCACTTATATCAGTTGATGATATGGATGATATTATGGTTGAAGTGGATAAGATTGTAGGAATGGAACATGACTTATCTTTTATGGATGACCATATTGAACTAATTTCTGAGTATCTAAAAGAGGATTTAGGTTATGACAATAACTTACCTCCATTTGTTGACGAAGGTATTAGAAAGAAAAAGAAGAAGAAACAAGAAATGGAAAGTTATTCTGACTATCCTGATTCTGTTAAGAACAACGCTAAGGCGGTACTTAAATGGGTTGATGAAAATGGTTGGGGTTCTTGTGGAACTGACGTGGGTAAAGGACGTGCAAACGATTTAGCACAAGGTAACCCAATATCAGAAGATACGATTAGACGCATGTACAGTTACCTATCAAGACATAAAGTAGATTTAGAAAGTTCTAAAGGTTATGGTGATGGTTGTGGTAAGTTGATGTACGATAGTTGGGGTGGTTTATCTGCATTAAGTTGGTCTGAGAGTAAAATCAATTCAATCGAAAGAGAGAAAATGTCAAAACAAATGTTCCAAACTGATGAAGAAAAAAGAACAGTGGTTGGGCCGGCAATGGTCCCAAACTTGAAGATATTCCGTAAGGATAAAAAGGGTAATCCATATTATGTGTTCTTCAGTGCTGAGACAATAAAGATGATTGCTGAGAAGTACATGAGAAATAAGTACATCGACAATAACGATACTGAACATAATGGTAAGGCGGCTGATGATGTGTATGTAATAGAGTCTTGGATTAAAGAAGATGAAAATGATAAATCCACAAAATATGGTTTTGGTGATTTAAGTGTTGGAACTTGGTTTGTATCTATGAAAATTAAAAATGATGAGGTATGGAAACGTATCAAATCAAAAGAATTGAACGGATTCAGTGTCTCAGGATACTTTGAGGAGATAGAACAATTCTACAGAGAACAAGAGTTTTTAAGAGAGGTGGCTAAAATTATAAAAGATTTATAGTCTACTGATAATAATTTATATTTCTATATATAAACATAATAAAATAATAAACGTATGTCAAATCCAAACAAAGCAATCCAAGAGATTAAATCTTTGATGAGACAATTCGGATTTTTAGCTGAAGAAGAAGTTACTATGGCGTCTTTCAAACTTGAAGACAATACAATCGTTGAAACTCCTGAACTTAAAGTAGGTAACAAAATTACCAAAATTAGTGATGATTTTAACAGAGTTGTATTGGAAGATGGTTCTTACAGACTTGTAGAAAACTTTGAAGTAGAAGTTAAAGAAGGTGAAATTGTATCAGTTAAAGAAATTTTTGTTGATGCTAAATTAGTTGATGGAACCCCAATTAAGGTTGAGGGAGAAGAAGTTATTGAAGGTGCTAAGGTTGTAGTAGTTACTGAAGAAGCTGAAATTCCTGCACCAGATGGTGTTCACGAATTGGAGGATGGTAGCAAAGTTGAAACCAAAGATGGTGTAATCGTAAAGGTTGAAGGACCTGAAATGGAAGAACCAAAAGCAGAGGTGGAAATTGAAGTTAAGTCTGAAGAAGAAATGGGAGGCATGAAGGAACTATATTCTTTACTTGAAGATATGATGAAAAAAGTATCTGAGAAAATGAAGAATATGGAAGACAAAATGTCGTCTATGGAAGCTGATTTTAGTTCATTCAAAAAACAACCAGCAGGTAAGAAAATATCTGATGGTAAAACAGATTTTAATAAACAAGAAAATGTAAACTCAGATGACGCAAGAATCGCAGCAATCATGAGTTTAAGAAAAAAATAAACTAATTAAAAAAATAGTAAAAAAATGAAAAATTATTCAAAAGAAGAATTTGGATACGTAGTTTCAAGTATTACTGGTTTCACAGACCAAACTTCAACTGAGTTGATGATGAAAGCACTTGTAGGTGCACAAACACCAAAGGTGGCAAATGTGAAATTGGGGCTAAAAGGGACACAGCAAATCCAAGTATTAGACAGTACTCCAGCATTCCAAGCAGGTGCCTGCGGATGGAACGCATCTGGTACAACATCTTTCTCTCAAGTATCATTAACAGTATGTCCTGAGAGAATTAACGAGTCTTTATGTCCTGACTCACTTTACTCAACTTATCAGTCTTTATTGTTGACTAAAGGTGAAACTGAGGAATCAGTTCCATTTGAACAACAAATTGCTGATTTGAAAGTAAAACAAATTCAACAAAGAATTGAACAAAAATTGTGGCAAGCTACTGTATCAGGTGGTGATTGTTTCGATGGTTTCAAAACTTTAATCACTTCAGGTGCAACAGGTGTAGCGGTATCTGCTTCAGGTACAACTTTCTCTGCAAGTGCTGCATATGGTTCTAACGGTAACCCAATCACTGAGGTAGACAAATTAATCTCTGCACTTGATGACAACGCACAAGCGATGGAAGACTTAATAGTGTTTATGTCTTATTCAAATTTCAGATTGTATGTACAAGCGTTAACAAGAGCTAACTTCTTCACTAACTACATCGGTGGTAGTCAAGCAATTGGTTCTGATGCTAACTCTTACGCAGTACATCCAAACACTAACGTAAAAATTTACCCAACTATCGGTTTGAATGGTTCTAATAAAGTAACTATCGGTCCAGCATCTTACACATTCGTAGGATTTGACTTGTTATCAGATCATGAAAAATTAGATATGTGGTGGTCTCGTGATAACGATGAGATTAGAATCCGTGGTAATTACAACTATGGTGCTGCTATCTTAACGTTCTCAGGTGTGAACTACTTCGCGGTAAATGGTTTATCATAATCGTTTAGTTCATATATAAAAAACAGGGAGGTGAAAGTCCTCCCAATTTTAAAATAAACGAAAAAATTAATAATAAATAATATGAGTTGCTATATTTCAGAAGGTGTAAGTTTAAACCAATGTAGTGATAGTATCGGTGGTATTTCCAAGGTTTATATCGCAGGTGGAACAGGTACAACCGTTGGTGGTGTTACAGGTTTTACATATGATGTTGATGATCAAATCACAGGTGCTACTGCCGCTGCAGGAACTATATTCTATGGTTTTGAACTTAAAAGAGGTACTTCACAACTTACTCAAAATATCCAAAAGTCATTTGAAAACGGTACGGTGTTCTTTGAACAAGTATTGGAAATGGTATTGTTTAAATACGATGCTGACAAGAGATTGATTATCGAAAACTTATCTCAAAAAGATAACTTACAAGTAATCGGTATTGACCAAAATGGTACACAGTATATGTTGGGTCAAGTAAGAGGTATGTACGTATCAGCAGGTGCGTTAACATCAGGATTGGCATTAGGAGACAGAAACGGCATGAATTTCACATTAACAGGACAGGAACCAGTTCCTAGTAGAGTTATTAGTGGAACTTTAGCTACAGTGTTCTCAGGTGCTTCATTCGTTGGATAAATAAATTTGGGTGGTATATCCTCCAATTACTATATATATCCTTACAAAAAGGGGTCTTCGGACCCTTTTTTTTATTATATATCAGTTCATTTTCAATTTTTTTATATTTATAATATATACAGACAGTAATATGCTTATATTAAATAAAGGTCAACAAAATGAGTTGGTTTTAAATATCAACAATAATTCAAGAACAGATTTTTCAGGATACACATTAACATTCACACATGTTGTATCACAAGAGGTAAAATCATATACAGTTAGTACATCAAATCCTGCAGTGTATGCAGAGAATGATAGATACTGTGAGATTATTCTTAATTTACAAAACGCAGGACAAGACCTAAATTATTTAGGACAATACAACCTTCAAATATTTGGTAATGGTACTAACTTGGTTTATACAGGTATGGCACAATTAAATGGTTCTGAGGAGTCAAATCCATTTACAGAATATGTTTCACCAGATGAAGATAATTCCAATTACATATACATACAAGATTAATTATGAGTGAGGAAAAACAAAAATATCAATTAAACAGGGTCAACTTTAGACAAGAACCAATTCTACCAAAGTTTACAGAAGTGTTCCAAAGAGTACCTTATGTTTATTATGGTGAAAATAATTTAATGCCACAATATCTTATTACAAGATTTAATAATAGTGCAATCCACAAAGCAATCGTAACAAGCAAGGTTAATCAGATTATGGGTGATGGAGTTGTTTCCATCAATAATCCTATGGCTTCTATTAACTTGATTAACAAGAAAGAAAATGTTTCCGAAGTGATGAAGAAATGTGCCTTGGACCTTGTTTTGTTCGGTGGCTATAGTTTGAATGTGATTTGGAGTAGAGATAGACAAACTATCGCAGAGATATACCACATAGATTTTAGTAGAGTAAGATGTGGTAAGATTAATCCTGAGACAGATGAAATTGAAAAATATTATTATTCTGCTGATTGGACCAATCTTAAAAAATATCCTGTTGAAGAATATGATACATTTAATCAAGAAGATGGTGAACCATCTCAAATCCTATATTACAAACAATATCAACCTTCTAATTCTTATTATCCAAATCCTGATTATAGTGGGGCTTTGGCGGCAATTGAGATTGATGTGAACATCAAAGAGTTTCACAGTAACAATCTTAAGAACGGCATGCTTCCTTCACTTTTCATCGATTTTGTCAATGGGGTGCCAGATGAGGAGCAACAAAGATTAATGACTCGTGCGTTAGAAGAACAATATAGTTCTGTAAACAATGCAGGTAGACCAATCATTTCATTTAGTGAGGGTCCTGAATTATCACCAAGAATTACACAGATTGCACCATCATCAAACGATGGTTATTATCAAGCAATTTATGACGATATAATTAGAACAATTCTGTCAGGTCATAGGATTAGTTCTGGTGAGTTATTTGGTATCAGTACAAGTGGTAAGTTAGGAACTAGAAACGAGATTGTAGACCACTCAGAATATATCAGAAAGATGGTTATAATGCCATACCAATCTGAATTACTTCCAACATTCAACAAGTTGGTAAGTTTAAAATCACAGAAACCAACAACATTTGAAATTAAACCATTATCAATTTATGAAGTAGGTGATGTTGTAGAACAACCTGTAGTTGAAAATAAACCTGAACAACCAATACAAGAATAACATGGGAGTACTTTTAATATCAGAAACTAAATTAAAACAGTTTACCAATATCAATAAGAATGTTGATATGGATGTTTTGCGTGCTGAGACACAGATTACGATGGATACAGAACTTCAACCACTATTGGGTACAAAGTTCTATAATCATTTATTGAGTCAAGTGTCTTCAACAGGTAATACATTCAATAATGATGAATTAACCTTAGTGAATGATTACATTGCACCATATTTGATTCAAGCAACATACTTCCGTGCAATTCCTCATCTTCATTATAGAACAATGAATAGAGCCATTATTGAAGGACAGACAGAAGGTGGCGCACCAGTTGATCTTGAGACTATGAAGTATTTAAGATCAATCCAAAAACAAACCGCAGACTTTTATAAGATGAGATTGCAAGATTATCTTATCACAGGTAGAGGACAAAACCTATTCCCTGATTATCTATCTACATCAACTATTGATGGTATGATTCCTGACAAGTCATCAAAATACAATAACCCGATTGTTCTAAATCACACCACTCGTTATGGTTACGCAAAGAGAGGAAGTGGTGGTATTGGTAACTTACCATCTTATAGTGAAATAGAATCATCATCACCTCCTTGTTACGATTGTTATTAATGACAAACTCGGAAGTATAATTGGGACAATTTAAGAAGTTTTATTGGGCAAATTTAAGAAATGAACACAGAAATATTATTAATTATATCCAACACGTTAACAGGTGTTGCAGGTTGGTTTGTTGGTAGAAGAAAAAGTAATGCGGAGACCGACAATCAAGTATTACGAAACTTAGAATTATCTATTGGTTTATATAAGAACATTATAGATGATTTAAAAGAAGAAATACATGGTTTAAATTTAAAAATACAAGACCTTGAAAAAAAGGTTGAGTCATTATATGAAGAAAATAAAAAACTAAAAAGACACAAAGGACTATGACCTTACCAAGACCAAACGAAGAAGAATTAAAACCATTCAATAAGGCGTACTACTTCAACAGACTAATGTTGGAAATGAATTTATCTCAAGTATTACGAATTGACCATTTTATTCTTGCTGATATGATTAGTGAAAACTATGATAGTGTCTACCTATATAACAAAGAAGTAAATTTTAAAAGATGAAAAATAGATTTGAAATGTTTAGAAATATCAGATTAGAATTATCTGGTGTTAAGGTTAACAAACCTAAAGAGAACCTACAAGATGACGGATTAGAGGGTTCATGTTGGGAAGGGTATGAACCTATAGGTATGAAGGAGAAAGACGGTAAAATGGTCCCTAATTGCGTACCAGTGGAAGCCAAGAAGGTTAAGGAAGGTTTCCCTATTCCATCACCTGAAGGTGGTGAGGATGAGAACACATTTATCAGTAGATGTATGAAAGAGATTGGTGGTGAATATGACCAAGACCAAGCACTTGGAATTTGCTACAGCAAACTTAGAGGAGAATAGGCCAGTCATATTTCAGTGATTACACAAAAAACCAATTATGAGTGGCCCAAGCCAATCATTATTGGACAAAATAAATAAATGAACACAAAAACAAAACCCCGCCAGAAGTATGAAAACTGGTCGGGGTTTTTTGTTTAAGGAAAGTTATGGAAGAACCTTAAACAGTTTCTTTTTCATATTTTATATCTTCCCATAGTTTAATTTCAGGTAGATTCCTTTTAATTGTATTAAAAGTAGTATTAAATTTTTTATTAAATTCTCTTAACTTTTCAATTTTGTGTTTATTAATAAATTTAATAATTTCCTCTTTTGTGTAGTTAAATTTTGACTTTCTTCCATCACTAAAAACTGAATCTACTAAATTATTTTCTTTTAGATATTTTTTTAGTGTAGAATCTTTTCTATATACTTCACTGATGTTCTTATATGTTCTAGCCTTAGCTAAAGCCGTTTCATTTGTCCATTTTATTTTAACACTTCTATCTAATCTTGTTGCTTGGTCAATATAAGGAAATTTACACTCAGTAAAAAGAATCCCTAACTTACGAGCGTTTTTAACCGCACTCACATGTACATTTAATAAATCGTTTACTTCTTTGTAAACTCTTTCACCATTTTCGTCAACCTTTAAGGCTTCCTCTAATATATTTTCTTTTATTGTCCAATATCCTTTTGGTTTTCGTGGAGATGGTAATAAGGTTTGTAATTCATCTAACAAATCAAATTTTTCAAAGAAATTATATATTCTTAAACCTTCACCTCTTGATTTTTGTAAATCACTGATAATGTTATATTTTCTATTACCATTCTCATTAAGTGAAAAAATTGATTTTATATATTCCCTTTTAATTTCATCACTATATACTAATGGTTCAAACATTTTTTTACCATCAAATTTACCCATAATTTTCCTTAATGAAGTTGTTGCAACAGTACTCAAAGGATCTTCTAATCTAAACCAATCATTCTTTTCCATAAAAGATAAGGATAAGTCAAATCCCATATCATTAAGAACCTTTGGTCTAAATCTTCCTCTTGTTGTTCTTATAGGTGTTTTAGTTATAACACCATTCTTAACCTCAATTTCAATTGGTGATGGTTTCGGATTCTCTGTTGTTGGTGTTTGTGGAATCTTATATGAACCATCTTTAAGTGGTGTCTTCTTACCATCCTTAATGATTTGAATTTTAGTTCCTTTTGTTAAAGAACTACCACTAACAATTTCAATTTTATTTTTACCATCCTGAATATATGTAGGTTGTTTTTCTCCCTTTGGTCTACTTAATAATGCGTTTGGTACAGTAACATCTAACATGTTTCTACCGTTAAAATCTTGGTACCACTTGTCATCAAATAATTGAATTAAACAATCCATCCAATCTGTAAAGTAACCTGCGGTATTGTTTGGTGCAACTTTATAAAATACTTTATATGTTTTTTTATTAGAAGGTCTAAGTAGTCTTCCAATCATCTGCATAACCACCTCAAAGTTTTGTGAGTAAGTCATGTCAATAATATTGTACAATTCAGGAAAATCAAATCCTTCTTTACCTCTATTAACACTTACCATTACTTTGATATTGTTATCTTTTTTAAACTCACTAAAACTTTCTTCTGCAATCTCACCATCAATATTACTATGAGATACAATACAATTAACACCGTGTAATGTCAAATACTCTGCAACAACATTTGCCGCGTCTGTTCTATGTGTAAAAATTATTGTCTTTTCTAATTTACCAAATAGTTTAGATGCCATATTTTTGGTAATGTTATGTACAGTTGACAAGTCTTTAATTGGTAATTTAACTTTCTTAACCAATTCCAAAATCATTTCAGATAGTGTCTTATCTATCTCCTTCTTAGTAAACTTCTTGTCATCACGCAAATTACCTGTTATAGAAGACCAATCCAATCTTGTTAATGACAAAGAAGTATGTAATACTTGCATGTTTACATCATCCGCATAACCTTGATTATAAAGTGTACTTACACTTGTATAATCAATTATAAAATTATTCTTATAACGATTGAATTTGAATGGTGTACCTGTTAAAAGGGATTGATGTAATACCCCTTTTTTTGGTGTCAA